TTCTAGCGGGCGCTTTGCTAGAATGGGCGTTCCGGAGAGATGGCCGAGTGGTTGATGGCACCGCACTCGAAATGCGGAGACGGGGAAACCTGTTCGGGGGTTCGAATCCCTCTCTCTCCGCCAAAAAAACGTCTAAGTCACTGATAATTCAGTGACTTATTTTTTTGTGCCATCTCCTTCCCATGCGTCTTCCCAGGCACTCTTGGAATAAGGATTGAGTGGGCTACCGGGGATGTCATGGACTCAGATCAACCAGTGGCCCACGGCCAAGCCTGCCCCGATGGTGGCCACCAGGACGCCGCAGCCGAGTGACCGGCCAACCTTCCGCTGACGGCCGCTCCGCGAGAGTGGGACGCCGATCTTGCGGGATAGGCGTGCCTGGGCCTGGGAGATGCCAATGGCCCGCCTCCAGGAGAAGCTGAGGCCCGGGATGCCAGATCGTTTGCCCATGGGCGAGAGTCTACGCCAGCGGTGCGCCTGGTGGTCGACCTGGCCACGAAAAACTGGCACCACCGGGATCCATTCGGCGATGCCAGCCCCCGCCTTCCCAGTGCGGGTCAGAGACCTTCTTCGGGGGGCTCCTCGAGGATGCCCACCAGAGGCTTGGCTTGGCGCTCGAGGGCCATGAAGAGTGAGGCGCCGAACCTGGTGGCCAAGGTCGCCCGGGTCACCTTCAGACCGCCAAGCCCATCGAACACGGCCTCAAATGCGCCGGCCTCACCTCCAAGCTTGCCCCATGCCTGGAAGGGCACGCCCGCGGCGCTGGTCTGGGCAGTGCGGAGGAGAACCGTGGCGATGCAGTCGAAGTCGAGCTCCCCGTCCTTTGTCTTGGGGATGGGTGTGAAGTCGAAGTCCTGGGCATCGCTCATCCGAGCCTACCGTTTCGATGACCTTGGCTCAGGACCTTGTAGAGGCTGTCCTGGTGCTTCAGGAGCGTCCGATGCACGTCCTTGCCATCCATGGCGGTGATGTTGAAGTGAATCTGAGGGCCACCACCACCCTTCAGGCCACGGATAGTGTCCGCGTGCTCTTCGGGGAGAACCATCTCTCGGGAGTGGAGCTGGGCCATGGGATTGATGCCCGCGGGGATGTCCCAGCCGCCCGCGGCAGAGGCGATGCTTCCCATGTAGCCGATGGCATTGGCGAAGGCAGCGGCCCCGACTCCAGGCGCCATGGCCCAGCCCGTGACGGGGATCGCTGCCACGCTGCTCATGGCGTTGACGGCGTAGCTTCCGGCGCCCGCGCTGATGTCACTTGCAGCGGCTTCCTTGCCCATCAGCTTCCGCATGAGGAATTGCTTCGCCTGCTCCAGGCCCATCTGGACAAGCATCTGGACCATGGAGTCCGTCACGCTCTTGAACAGGTTTCGCAGCGCCTGAGTGAAGCTCTGGGTCTTCGTGATGATGCTGGTGAGGGCGTTCCCCAAGCTGCTCTGGATGGTCTGTCCCAGCTGGACCCAGTGTTTGGAGGCCTCAGCGGTGATCTGGCGATTCAGGGTCGCAGTGTCGGCTGCCAGCTTTTTGTCTTCGAGGAGGATCTTGTCGTTGATCTTCTTCCGGGCCAGGTCTGTGAGCTCCAGGTTCTTTAGTTCGTCCGCAAGGGCCGCCTTGTTCAGTGCGGCCTCCGCCTTCTGGAGTTCGATGGTCTGCCTCAGCTCCTCTTCCCTGGTGATCCTTCCTGCGGCCGCCAGCTCCGCGAGCTGCTGTTTCTTCGTCTGAAGGTCGATCTTGGACGACTGGATCTTAAAATTCGTGTCCTCCGCATCCATGGCGCGGGACTCCGCGGCGTCCTTCTTCTGCTGGGCCATCAGCTCCGTGTGGACTGCCTGCTCGGCTGCCACGACCTGGTGATGGATCTTCTTGAGGTCTTCGGCGCTGGTCCCGGCCACGGTGAGTTTGGCCTGCCAGAAAGCCAGCTCCTGGGCCTTGCTCATGGTCACCAGGAACTGCGAGTCCTGGAGAATCTTGTCCTTCAGCTCATCCAGCTCCGCGGCGTAGGCCGGCATCAAGGATTCGGGTTTCTCCTTCTTCCCCGCCTTGAAGTCGTTTCCGTGGGTGGTCTCCCCGCCAGGCTCCTTTGACTTCTTCGGCTCCGGCCTCTCGGCCCAGATCGCCTGGATCTTCTGGTTGGCCGCCAGGGCATCGCCGACGATCTTGTCCATGGCCTTCTTGTTGTTGGCCTCGATCTTGTCATTGGCATCCTTGGCGGCTGCCACGGCGCCCTGGAAGTCGCCCGTGAAGACGGCCTTGATCGCCCGCCCGAAGGCCATGGCCGAAGTGACCATGTTCTCGAAGGCAGTCACAGCCAGGGTCACCAGCATCTTGACGGCCAAGGTGATGCCGACGATCACGGTTTCGATGGTCCCCAGAACGACCTTGAGCACGTTGGCCCCGGTGAAGAGGTCCCCACTGAAGAGGTTGGACAGCGGCTCGAAGGCTTCCTTGATGGCACCGGAGACGGTGTTCCAGAGGTCCCCGACGCAGTCCACCAGGATCCCGAAGATGTCCCCCAGCGCGGCGAAGATCGTCCCGACCACCTTCACCACGGGCATGAGCACGGTGGAAAGGTTCTCCGTGAGCTTCGACAGCGTGGGGATCAGGGCGCTGCCCACGCCCACGGAGAGGCCCAGCATGTCGGCGTGGAGGTCTGCCATCGCCTCCTTGTATTCCCGCGCCTGGGCGGCCCCGTCAGGGCCCACCACGAGGTTCAGCTTCTCAGCCTTGCGTGTCTCCTCCTCGATCAGCTCCATGTTGATCTTCAGGAGCTTGTTGATGTCCCCGACGCGGCCGCCGAAGAGGGCCTGGGACACCACGTTCAGGTCCGTGCCCTTCTTCATGCCGTTCATCTTCTCGATCACGTCCAGCATCACGTCCTGGGAATTCCGCCATTCCCCGTTGGAGTCCTTCGTCTGGATCCCCAGTTGGTCGAAGGCGTCCCCGTTTGCCCGCATCTGCTTCGTCATCTTGTTCACCATGCCGCCGTAGTCCTCAGAGGACATGCCGACGTGGTGCAGGGCGAGGGCCAGGCCGGAAGCTGCCTCCGAGGTGATGCCAACCTTTTTGGAGAGGTTGACGACCTCACCCGTCCAGTTGATCGTCTCGGAGATAGCCTCCTTGAACATCGCCCCGCCAGCCAGGACAGCCGACAGGGCGCCGATGGTGGTCATCAGCTTTTCAAACCCTGCCCCGATGCCGTTCAGGCTGCTGCTGATCTTCTCCGTGGCTTCCTGGGTGCCCTTGTGAGCAGCACCCATCTTGTCGAGGAAGTCCGCTACCACCGCCTTGAATTGGACTACGACTTCGTTCTGATCAGCCATGGAGCGCCTCCAGAACCTGGGCCGCTACCGGAGAGGCGCCCATGACCGCCATGAGGGCCTTGGCGAGGTTCTCCAAGTCGAGCAGCTCTTCCAGCTCATCCCGGGTCAGATCGGGATGGTTCCGGAGTAGGGCCGAATAGACAATGTCCGAGACGACGTCGATTTGGTCCCCGGTGGGCACGTCACCCATGCCCTGGAGGATGGGGAACCGCGGGGCCAACTCTCGCAGGGCCCTGAGGGTGAGTGGGAGGACGATGAATTCACGGCCTCCGAGAGTGAGCTTGATGCCTTCGATCTGATTCTGTTCAGCCATGGTGGCCTCCTGTGGGGCCGGGGTGATCCGGCAAGGGGGTGAGGGTTAGGCGGTGCTGCTGTCCTTGAAGAGTTCGGCGTAGTAGTCGAAGAGGCCCGCGCCGGCCTGGATCATGTGGGCATAGACCAGGCTGTCTCCTTTGTCCGGGCTGCGGCCGATGCGATGTTTGATGCAGCAATTCCTCTCGTTCGATTGAGCCTTCCCACAGTCCTTGGCCTCCACCAGGATCCCCCGGGCAGTGATCTTCCAGGTGGGAGCGCAGAGGTCCGCGCGAAGCTCCGGGTCAGGTGGGAGGGCCAGGTCCTGCCCGCTGGACGGGTCCAGCGCATCCCGCAGCCGCCACCAGTTCTCCGCCCGCAAGTTCACGAAGCCGAGCATCCCGGACTTGTCCCTGCCCTTGGCTGCGGCCGCGCCGTTCACAGGCACCACCACCAGGCCATCCCGGTCTTTCAGGAAGTCATAGACGCTGCCCCCGACTCCGATCACGTCCACGTTGACGATGGCGCCCTTGCCAGCGTGCTCGAGCACGAGCGCTGCGACCGCGGGGCCGTCAGGGGTGGCCTTCCCGGGATAGGTCCAGGCGGGGCCGAACCAGGCGCCATGCCGCGGGGTGAGGACGGTCTTGTCCTTCCCGCCCCGGGCCACGTCGACGCCAAGAGCGGACATCGGCGCCCCGCCGTGCCCCTCTTCGGTCCAGCGAGCCTGGGCCGCCTTCACCCATTCGGTCGGGATGATCTGTTGGGTGGGGTCTTCGGCGCCGGCCATGAAGTCGCCATAAAGCATCTTCGACCGCAGGGGTTCCGGGAGCGCCTGGAGCTGGGCAAGGTAGTTCGTCCCCAGGAGGGCCGGGTTGTCCTCCACCCGGGCCGGGATGAAGGTCCGGGAGAGCGGGGTAACCATCTCCCCGTTGACCTCCACAGGGTCACCGTTGGGCATCTCCTGGTCACGGCCGCCGATGGTGGTGAACCAACGCAGCTCGCCCGGCTTGGCCGGGTTCGGGTGGTTCTCGTCCAGCCAAGGTCCCCAGAACTGGATGACCCAGGCACCGTCCTGGGAGGTGGGAGGATTCCCTGTGGCGATCACCCGGCAGCGCTGGCCCTTCTTGGCGCTCCGGTTCCAGCCGATCACGAAGCGGAACTGAGCCTCGCTGAACTCGGTGATCTCGTCGAAGCCGTAGAGGTCGTGGGGCTGGCCCTGAAAGTTCGACACGTTGTTTTCGTATTGCAGGCTGGCAAACTCGATCTGCCGGCCATCCTTGAAACGCCAGCGGTGCAGGCTCTCATTGAAGTCCGCCCCGAGCGTATACATCTCCCGTGAGCGATCAATCACGCCCCGCAAGTTCGGGAAGGTGCGCCGGAAGATGATGGTCCGGTCGTGCTCAAGCCTGGCCACGCCCAGCAGGAGATCAGTCTTCCCGCCTCCGGCCGCGCCGCCATAAAGGGTAATGTCTGCAAGGCTTACATAGGCCTCCGTCTGCGGCCCCGGGAAGGGCCGCCAGCTGGCCTGAATCTCAAGGGTTTCAAGAAGTCGCTGCTTCTCTTCCAGGGACAAGTCTTGCCAGGACGGACTTGATTCGCTCATCAACTTCCTCATGGGATGCGGGCTTCCGGGGGTCATCCAAGCCTCTGATTTTTCGGATCCCGTCCACGGCCTTGTCCGCGGTTTCCAGGATGACTTTCGCGGTTTTCGGATCCGGGTCGTCCGCTCCCAGAAGGTCGGCTGCCAACTGCATGGCCTTCAGGACCCGGCGATAGGTGGCCAGGCCCGTCTTCATGTCGGCCAGGTCCTCCGCTGCAGCGTGCTCCTGGGACCGCTTGACCTCGTCGGGCTTCATGCCCTTTTCGACGCCGGCCAGGGCATCAGCGACGATCTGGCGTTTCGTGCCGGTGGGGTTCTGGACCCAGCCCATCTTCAAGGCCCGCTTCCGGACCCCAGAGAACGAGACACCATGCTTCGCGGCGATGTCTCGGAGGCTCATCCGCCCCGCGGTATAGAGGCGCTCGACGCTGGCCCAGTCAGGCTCAGGCTTCGTTTCCAGGGGGACGACCTTGTTCATGACTGAAAACCGGGGGCCCGGACATGCCCAACACACCCGGGCCCCCTCCTAGTGGATGGCAATGAGGCATCCACCGGGGAAAGACGTGTTTCGAGCGGGGCGATGCTCTTCCTCATACAACTGCCCCGGTGATTGGATTCCGCCAGTTTTTGCCGTCGAAGGCGATCTCCACCCCGAGGGTCGTGTCGGCGAAGCGCATGCCCTTGGTGGGGTTGGCCGGACGGACCGTAGTGGCCCCGACGCCGTTCATCGCTGAGATGTGCCAGCCGTTCGCCTTCAGGGCCAGGGCGTCAAAGTCGGGCACATCGAGAGGCGT